GAAGTATTTACTGACCCACCATATAACGTGGCATTTAATGGTCGGTCAGGTAAACACGACGTCATTAAAAACGATGATTTAAGTGACCAAGACTTTGACAACTTCATTGGCGAGGTTTGCAACACCATTTCCGCAATGCAGCCAAAGGCGTATTACGTCTGGTGCAACTGGAAGTTTTATGCAGTGTTGCAAGGTAGACTGGAATACAAAGCCTGCATCGTTTGGGCAAAAAACGTGTTTGGCATGGGTAAAGGCTATCGCCATCAGCATGAGTTTTGCTTGTTTAATGGCTCCATTGACGAGGTTATAAAGAACGAGTCCGACCTTTGGTCAATCAAAAAGGACACAAACTACGTCCATCCGACGCAAAAGCCGGTAGCTCTGTCTATTCGGGCTTTTGGAAACCACATCAAGCTTCTGAACGTGCTTGACTTATTTGGCGGGTCTGGCTCAACATTAATTGGCGCAGAGCAAACTGGTCGCAATGCGTTCTTAATGGAACTCGATTCAAAGTATTGCGACGTAATCGTAAAGCGATGGCAAGACTTCACAGGAAAGAAAGCAACACTAGAATCTACTGGTCAATTGTTCGATGAGGTAGGTAAAAAACGTGACTAGAAAACTAGGTGCGAAGGATCACAAGCCTACAGACGAGAACCGTAGGCTGGTTAAGATGCTTGCCGCAGTAGGTGCAAGGGTCGATGACATTGGTACAAAGCTAGGCATCAGCCATGACACGGTGCTGAAGTATTACCGGCAGGAACTTGAGGAAGGTAGGATCGATGCTAACGCTCAGGTCGCTCAGACTCTGTTCCAGCAAGCAAAGTCAGGAAACATCGCAGCGATGATCTTCTGGATGAAAACTCGCGCAGGGTGGAAGGAAAAGACCACCCATGAGCTTGTTGGCGCTGATGGTGGGCCAATTCAGTCTGCAACTATTCTAGAGGTGGTCGGGGTTGAGGCAAAGAGTCGAACTGCCGAATAAACTTCTGCCGCTGTTCCATCCAAGACGCTACAAGGTTTTGCACGGTGGCAGGGGTTCAGGCAAGTCCTGGTCGATTGCTCGGGCATTGGTAGCACTCGGAGCATCCAAACCGATCAGAGTTCTCTGTGCTAGGGAGACGCAGAAATCCATCCAGGAGTCCGTTCACCGGCTGCTGAAGGATCAGATCAGTCTGCTCGGACTGGATGCTCTGTATGAGATCCAAGAGAACCGCATCCTGGGTTCCAACGGGACAGAATTCACCTTTGCAGGTATTCGCCAGCAAGGTGTGGCAAACATGAAGTCCTACGAAGGGACTGATATTTGCTGGGTGGAAGAGGCGCAGGTTGTCACTCGCAAGTCCTGGGATGTGCTGATACCAACGATCCGCAAGCCTGGATCAGAAATCTGGATCAGCTTCAATCCAGAACTTGATACAGACGAAACCTTCACTAGGTTTGTGGCGCAACCACCGTCTGATTCCTGGGTGTGCGAGGTAAACTGGTCAGACAATCCTTGGTTTCCGGAAGAACTCGACAAGGAGCGCAGAGACTGGCTAGACCGAGATCCACAGGGCTATCTCACTGTCTGGGAGGGTAGATGCAGACCTGCTGTCGATGGCGCGATCTACGCCAATGAGATTGAGGCTCTACAGAGGGAAGGCCGAATCAGGTCTGTGCCATACGATGCAACGCTCAAGGTTCACACTGTCTGGGATCTGGGTTGGAACGATTCCATGTCGATCATCTTTGTCCAGAAGGTTGCCTCAGAAGTCAGAATCATTGACTTTATCGAGGACTCTCATCGAACCATTGACAGCTATGTCATGGAGATCGAGTCGAGAAAATGGAGATGGGGAACAGACTTCATCCCGCACGATGGAGCAAACAAGAACTTCCAGACCGGTAAGTCCACCCAGAACCTCTTAGAAACGCTTGGAAGGCGAGTTACCGTACTGCCAAGGGGTAACCCAGAGGAAGGCATCAGAATCGCCAGGATGGTCTTTCCAAGGGCTTATTTCGATGCTGACAAAACGATGGAACTTGTAAACCATCTGAAACGGTATCGCAGGGCTATCAATCAGGTCACGAATGAGGCTGGTGCGCCATTGCATGATGAGCATTCTCACGCTGCTGATGCATGGCGTTATCTTGCAGAGTCACTGGAAATGATGTCCAATGACGATTGGGGTAAACCGATTAAACATAGTGCAAAATGGGTGGTTTGATGCTAGTTCCGCAGGGAAACATCGTTCTACGTCGAGATTTTGACCAAACCATTCACGAATTGCGTGAGCGTATTCGCCAGTTGGAGCAGGAGATTGCTGCGCTGAAACAGGCAGATCCTCAACCCAAACGGCAATACACTCGCAGGGCAGAGGTGCAAAATGGATGAAGGTAGGCTCAAGGGCATTCTGTCGTCTGAGATTGATGACGCTATCGGCTATCTCGACACAGAGACTTCCGCTGAACGCGCAAAAGCGATGGATTACTACCTCCGCAAGCCTTATGGCAACGAGGTAGAAGGTCGCTCACAGATCATCACCGCAGAGGTTGCAGAGGCTGTAGACGGTGCTTTGCCTGATCTGATCCGGGTATTCACTCGCGCAGACGACATCATCCAGTATGAGCCTGTTGGCCCAGGTGATGAGGAAGGTGCGAAGCAAGCAACCGATTACGCAAACTGGGTGTTCTACAAGCAAAACCCTGGTTTTACCATCCTGCATAACTGGTTCAAGGATGCACTGCTTCAGAAGACCGGTACGGTCAAAGCGTATTGGGATGAGAAGCTGGATGTGATCGAGGAGGTTTACAAGAACCTCTCAGAGATCGAGCTTGCACTGTTGCTGGCAGACGGAACCAGACAGGTTGTTGCAGAGCAGATCGAGGAAGTCGAGGTTGACGGTCAGGTCATGCAGACGCGCAGCGTTGTCGTCCAGCAGCGCAACAAGATCGGTCGCGTTGTCGTGGAGAACGTACCGCCAGAAGAACTGATCGTCAGCAAGAAAGCCAGAACCGTTCAGGATGCGCCATTCCTTGCTCACCGGACTCTGGTTCCCAGGTCGATCCTGATCCAGATGGGGTTCGACAAGGAGACTGTAGACGCGCTGCCAGCATTCAACAGTCTGGACTTCACCGAGGAGCGTCTTGCGCGATATACACCTGGAGAGGAGCCTTTCGAGGTCACCTCGCTGGATGAGTCGATGCAGGAGGTCGAGGTTTTCGAGTGCTACATATATGTGGACTATGACGGTGACGGTCTTGCTGAACTGCGGAAGATTTTTTACAGCAACAGCCAGATTCTGAGCAACGAGAAGACTGATTATGTTCCGTTCCATGTAATCTGCCCGATCCCGATCCCGCATAAGTTCTTTGGGCAATCGCTGGCAGACAGGACGATTGATCTGCAACTGATCAAGTCCACCTTGGTGCGTCAGTCGCTGGATAACCTGTATCTGTCGAACAACGCTCGGATGGGTGTGGTCGAGGGTCAGGTCAACATCGATGACTTGCTCAATGTGACTCCGGGTGGTGTTGTCAGGATGAAGAGTCCTGGTGCTATGACTCCGATCACGGTTCCATCCATCGGTGATCAGATTTTCCCGATGATGGGCTATTTTGATCAGGTTCAGCAGAAACGGACTGGTGTCTCGGATGCTCAACAAGGGCTAGATCCAAACATCCTGCAAAACGTCACTGCTGCCGCTGTTGCTGCGGTAACCAACGCTGCACAAGGCAAGATTGAACTGATCGCCAGGATCTTTGCTGAGACAGGTGTTAAATCGCTGTTTAAGGGCATTCTGCACTTGCTCTGCAAGTACCAGGACAAACAGGTTCTGCTGCGTATGCGCGGCAAGTTTGTGCCGATGGATCCTCGAGAGTGGTCAAATCAGTACGATGTCAGCATCCGTGTCGGTCTTGGGACTGGTACGAAGCAAGAACAGATGGCGATGCTTCAGATGGTGCTTGCAAAGCAGGAGCAGATCCTACAGTTGGCAGGGCCAGCTAACCCGTTGGTGAGTCTCGGGCAATACAGGGCGACTCTTGGTCGGTTTGTTGAGGCTGCTGGATTCAAGGACTCAACTGCCCT